CCAATAAAGCCCAATTTAATGGATCAATATCTGGACTAGTAGTTCCTGATGTTGCTGTTATACAAAAGTAAGATGCACCTGCATAACCAACTGCATCATCTACATTATATGAATTTCCAGAAACCCATGCACCTTGCCAATTTAGTCCAGCAGGTCCTACTGGCCCAGGTACACCTGGTATTCCTTGAGCACCTGTTGGCCCCACTGGTCCAAGAGGTCCTTGAGCACCAGTGGCTCCAGTTAAACCAATTGGTCCTTGTATACCTTGAGGTCCAACAGCACCTTGTATACCTTGTGGACCCTGAATCCCTTGAGGACCTTGTGCACCTTGAGATGCTAACAATGCCCAGTTTGCAGGAGCTAAGTTTGGAGGAGTTGTTCCTGATGTTGGAGCAATACAGTACCATGAAGCACCATTGTAACCAACTGAATCATTTATTGAATAAGATGTACCAGATACCCATGTACCTTCCCATACTAAACCGGCAGGTCCTACAGGTCCTGGATTTCCTTGGATACCTTGTACTCCAGGAATCCCTTGTATACCAGGAGTTCCAGCAGCTCCCTGATTTCCTTGAGGTCCAGCAACCCCCTGTGGTCCCGCAGGTCCTTGTGGTCCAGCTGGTCCTACAGTTCCTGGTGCTAATTGATTAGCAAAGTCTTGTACAGTAATTGCACCTGCTATATAAGAGTCACCTCTTTTATTGTCCTTAATTCCTATTGGTAACAATGTCTTAGTAGCATTTACACTTGTTACTACTCTTTTACCTTTAATCCAAGAAATGAAATTTAAAATATCCATGATAATTAGTTTTATAAATATACTATAATATACAAAAAATTTTTGAATAAAAAAAATCCTCAGAAAAATTTCTAAGGATCTTTTTATTTGATCGGAGTCTGCAAGTTAAAACATTAAGCCCATGAAGAATGCAATAAAGAGCATTACAGTCAAGGTTAAATTAGCATATTTCTTTCCCTCTGGGTCTTCTTCCCAGACATTATGTATCTTATTATATAAGGGTTTACTCATAGCATTGTTTACTAAGAATAAAAAGCCTAGGACTAATACACCAAATATAAACAGGATTCCTTTCAGTATCATAGTGAGTCAATTCTTTTTTGTAAATATACTAAAGCTTTTTGTAAATCTTCCTTTTCAGTAGATTTATTTTTTTTACCAGCTCTAGCAACATACTTAATTACATTACCTAGATAGAAGTCTTTATCCAATCCCCATGCTTCTAATACTTGAAACACTTCATAAGTATTATCCTTACCACCATAGTAATCTGGTCTTGGTGGTTCACCCAGGTTTACAACTCTTTTCTGCCAGTCTATTTCTTCTGCTGTAGGACAAGATGGTCTAACTAGATCACGTTCCTTTCCATAAACATCGTTCACAATTTCTCTATAAGGAGAGCCTGTGTCATAAAGTTTTCCTTTCATAATTACCATACTATAACTACATCACCTTCATTAAGAACAAGCTTGATTTGCCCGTCTATTTCTATTCTTTCAACAGTCTCCATGTTTAGAGCTGAGGTTCTTACATATACTTCATCCCCTACCTCTACTTCTTCTACTTTATCTCCTATGGCATAAACAGTAAGTCTACTCCATAGTTTAGCAGCTTCTTGCATCATTGCCTCTTCATCTTTTGCAGACAACTCAAGTGCTGACTTTTTTCTTTCAGGTACACTTAGTAGAATAGCTCTACCTCTTAGTTTTTTAAATGGTTTCATATTGTTGGTTTTAAAAATTTATGCATCATACTTTTGACTAGCCGTACTAGTCTGTATTTTTTCTATTTCAGGAGGATCTTGAGAAAGAAGGGTAAACTTAATCTTTTCTAAAATACCAATGATATGTGGATTACCATAAGCACCCTCATTAACTCTTACCTCTAATCCATCATTTGTTTCCGTAATAGAAATAATTATTGTGTCTTTTTCCATGTGACAAATATATAAATTTTTTTTGTTTAAACTAAAAACCCCGGAAAATTTCCAGGGTCCTTAGCAAATAATAATCAAAACAGAACTTAATCGAAAAGTAATACAAATATAAAACTATTTTCCAATACTTGGATCTATTCCTGTAATTTTTCTTTTAAATGTCAAATTATTTTTGGCTCTTATATCTTTATGAGTAAACTGCCAGAACTCTCCAGTCTCATTAATAATCACTGTATATATAGTATCTGTCTCATGCCCGTAGTCTGTTACTAACCAAATTATCCCCGGTCCTTTTGGTGTGTTAACTTCCAATCTGTTGGTTGGTTCAAAGATCATATTTTATAATTTTAATTTTTTCATCTCTTTCTACAAGCTTCTTATATAACTCTAAATCTCTGGACCATTCTTTACCAGTCCAAAATTCAAACCCCCTGAAGTTACTTTTGTATAAACAACATAACTCATACCCACCTAACAGATATACATACTCACAACCTAAGACTTTTGCAGTCTCACATTCTACCATCTGTGCTACTGTCCCCAGGGAAAGTTTAGGATCTACATAATCCCAGATAAACTGATATGCCACAAACTCAGTATCAAACTGTCTATACAAACTAATACCTACTAATGAATCTGTGTGATATTCAATAACAGAACAATCCTTAAAAGACTCTAGTTTTATATCTCTTGCAAACCCGTGGTATTTACAGTACTTATCATACAGTTCTGTATACTGCTCTAGAGAAGTATCAATACTTCCTTGTTTAACAGTAATTCTTTTAGATAACTTCTTAGTAGTCTTGGACGGTGAGTACTTAGATAGATCAATTCGAGTACTTCTTTCATTATACCACTTATCCTCCCAGGGAATCCATCCTTGGTGTAATGCATCTCTGGTAGACTCATCAGGACCTAATATACCATAGGCACAATTAACAATAACCTCCAGGTCACTTACCTTACCAAACCCAGTAACATGATCAAAGTAAACTTTCATAAAGTAAAGATATAAAAAAACCCAGACAGTAATTCTTGATCAGAGAAACTTATCTGGGCCGGATACTAGTTATACAAACCTAGGTACCTTTAGTCTGCTTTCCTAGTATCCAAAAAGTCCAGAGCTGGGACACAGATCTTACGGTATGTGTTCTGGAACTTGGCCTATGGTTATCTCACCACAGGGGGGAAAAGACTCACTCTAAGCGGGCAGTTCTGATGGGATGCCGAATGAGTTATACCACAAAGATATATAAAAAACAAAACCCTGGTACATTACTACCAGGGTCTGTCTGAGTAAATAAACTTCTTATGCAAGAAACTTCTACAAATATAAAAATTTTTTTTGAAATTGCAAATGTAGTATATAAGAGAATGTGGTGGCCCCCCACTGCAATGGTCCCCGGCCCACCCACAGCTGGGGGTACCCCCCATCTTTCCTGGCAGAACCATTTCATATCTGCCAAACAAAAACTTTTTTCTTCCTCCAGGAAAAAACTTTCTGTCTGTCAGACAGGTGCTAACCCATCAACTGCATACTAAATTAAATAAATTTATTATGAAACAACTACCAACAACATCTGCTCTAGTGAACATCTATTCTTGCAAGTCTCATGATTTTCTGTATGTTATAAAGAAAACCAATACTGAGACTTGGTTGCCTCGGCTGTCTAAAGCCACAGTAAAAGATCTCATACCTTCTGATGGAATGTATGAAATCATTTACAGGCTTTATAAGAACAAAGCTGGATATGAATCCATCTATGTTCAAACAGCCAAAAAGATCCAGACCTCTTAGGAGGTCTTACTCTTTTCTTTTTCCCTCTTCTTGCTAACCCATAAATTAACTTAAATTAAAATTTAGACATTATGGCCAATTATGTAAACATTGAAGGAAATCAGGTTATAGATCTTACACCTGATTATAACAGACCACTAGCATTAGTGGATTTAGCAGTTCTTGATAAGTTAACAGCAATGTTGCCGAAAGAAAGTTTCAGCAACATTAGACACAACTTCAGAGAACGTATTATGAACACTGACAACTTGGAACAATTAGTTCAAGCTTCAGAGGACTTCATAGCATTCCATAGATCAGTAAATCTCATTAGAGAAGTATTGAGCATGGATGTGAATCAAGACCAAGAAGAAGAACAAGTAAGAGTTGTTGGCAGAATTGATCTGGATGATATTGACACATGTGGTCGGAATCATACAGAATATTAACTAACAAGAAGGAGTATTAGACATTGTCTAATACTTTTTCATTTTTCCCTCTATTTGGCTAACCCATAACTAGCCTTAAAAATAATTATGAAAGTATTTAATAGACCTGCAGAAATGCATAAAAGATTCTGGGCAGATTACTGCCGTAAACAAAGATTTGCAGTTATTACATCATATCTTAGTAATAATGCAGAACAAGAATTGCAGACATTAATTGGGCAAAAGCAAGCTGAGTATTATGAACAAATTATGAGTCAAAATATTAAGCTTCTGCAAACACAGATATCATACAAAAAGAGAGATCTTGCAGAAATGGAAGAACAACTTGCAAAGTATGATAAGTATGCAAAACAGTTAAAAGAACTTTATTAAAGTTCTTTTTTCTTTTTCCCTCTTGGGGCTAACCCTTAACTTATCTAAAATAATTTATTCATTAATTAAAAACTTAAACATTATGAACAGTTTAAAAGCAGTTTATGTAGGAAACTACATTAGAAAAGAAGGAGAGCAAAAAGGAAAAACTTTCCACATTTACACCATCAAAGGTGCAGTAGAGGATATTAAACAGTATGTGAATTCACCGCAGTTTAAGAAATATCCACGGAAGTCTGCAACAGGTGAACCTCAAATGCATACAATGTATATGGATGCATTTAGAGATGAATTGCCATTATATCTTAAGCAAGATGGAAACTTCACATTGGATCAATCTGAAACAAGGAAGGATGTTGCAAGATTAGAATTGCTAGAACAAACTAGTAGTATTTTGGCAACTGCATTTGCAAATAGACTTGCAGATAAAGTATTTGGTGCAGGTAAAGTATCTGCAAAATCAGTATCTGCATTTACTGATCCTGTTGCAAATGGGGATGATGCTGCATTAAATGAAGATTTGTAAGCAGTATTAGATGAATGAGTAGGACATTGTCCTACTCTTCATTTTTTTAGTAATTAGTATTCCCTCTTTTTTGCTAACCCTTCACTTGAATTGGGAAATAATGCCAATGCATTATTTCTGATTTTTTTAGTAATTAGTAATTGAGTATAGCATTAGTATTATATACTCAATACTCAATAACATTTACTAGAAAGATAGTATTATATATTTATTATACAATGTGTGCATACTCAACACAGGAACTACTAGCACAGATTCTACAAATGTGTGCACGGAAAACTGTAAATATAAGTGAGAATGTATGATTGAGTATAAACCTACTTCTAGTTTCTTAAGTAGAAAGACATACTCAATATCTCTTATATATATACTATACTTAATTAATTAATATAGCTAACAATTTAAAACAGATATGATTATGAAAACAAGGATTTATGATTCTTTTGTGATAGGCATTATAGTAGGTGCTTTATCCTTCTGTATAATACAAGTAATACTTGGTTATGCTTATGCAGGTTCAGTAACAAAGACTCCGGAAAATGTGTCAAAAGACTGGACAGATGTTGGTGGTAACATTGACATAGAATACTACTTAGAAGTAAGTGAAGATTCTATTTGGATTGAGAATGTACAAAGCCATAGAGTATATGGTGGTACTTATACTCAATTAGATTCATTAATTAATGTAGATAACCTATGAAGAAAGTAACTATTCAGGATTTAGTTGTCCTTACTGAAGACTATGCTTTACAACTAGGTGTTTCTCTTGAATCTCTTATACAGGAGAAAATTAAAGAGAGTTTCCGGATTGATAAAGAATTTGACCATCCTGCCGTTGGACAGGTAGTTTACATGGTGAGAGATTATTCTCTTGCTCCTTGATTTAGTAACTAATAAAAACAAAATAATATGAATGCAACTATGATTCAAAACAGAGAGTTTGTAGAAACTCTACACGGAATGGAGTCTAATATTAATTTAAGACTTCTTGTTCATGCAACAAAGTTCTACGGAACTAGTTTGAGTGACAAAAATAAACAAGAACTATTTTCTCTTTCAATAAAGGATAAAATATGGTTGTTGAACCAATATGAAGAAGAAATCAAGTTTAATAAACAACCTGATTTATCTGATTTGTATTAATGACCTTTCCTGAGCATGAATTAAAACTGCTCATTACTCTCATCCAAGCAGGATAATATACTACCATTGAGACTATAGTTCTCCGTGATGGATGTATATCAAGGGTTGCAACCTTGTGAGAGTACAATTAACTTAAATATAAATTCAAAAAATAAACTTATGACAAGAGATGATTTATTTAAACTTGTTCTTGAAACTTCTCATGAACTTGAACAAGCAGAGTATGATTTATATAATACTCCTAATGTTTCTGCAACAATTGCTGACTGTGAAGATTTAACAGACAAACATCAAGAAGCACTTGAGTACAGATGGTGGAGAGAAGAACAAATAGAATTAATAGAGTCACTTAAAGCAGAACTACAAGGATATAAAGATCAGTTAAGTGATCTTGATGATCAAGAAGATGCTGCCCGTGATGAGTTCTACAGTAGAGAAGAATCTTATGGTGATTTCTATGATAGAACTAACTATGATCTTAGAGGGGAAGATGATCCTAATCTAATAGATTAGCATTCAAATATTATCCTGAGCAAGACTATAAACTGCTCACTTAACTTATAGAAACTTAATTAATAACTTAAACTAAACTTATGAAGAAAGTATACATTATTATTTGGACATTCATCCGTGATACAGATGATGATTATTGCCAACCTGAAACTAGTATAGAAGGTATTTATAGTACTGAGGAACTTGCTAAACAAAAAATTGCTGATATAGTAAACTCTACTAAAGAAGAAGAAATTCTTAGTTATGAAGACTATACATCACAGTGTATTGATAATGGTTATGTAAGTTCTGATCCTGAATTAGACTATTGTAACTATTTACATACTATGAGAGATACTACTAGCAGTAGTTATCACTATGAAGAGTTTCCATTATTAGAACAATTAGGGGTGTAATTCCCCTTTTTTAATTTATTTACTTAAAAAATAAACTTATGACATTTGAAGATTTAAAATTTGAAACAGATGATATGGGTGTTGCAGCACATCATATTTTTGACAATCATTACGGTGTATCTGTAATTAAAGGACCATATACCTATGGAGGTAGAGAAGGTCTGTATGAATTAGCAGTACTAATAATGACTCCAGATATGAAATATTCTGAGTTATGTTATAATACTCCAATAACAAATGATGTTATGGGATATTTAACACCAGAAGATGTGACAAGAATTATGAAGCAAGTTAGTGAACTTGATATTAATCTTACATCACATTAAAAGATGGTATGTGAACCTTCATGATCAAGAAGATCCAAATCAGTGGGATGAAGAAAAGTAATCCCACTTTAAACTTAAAAATAAACTTATGAAAAACTTAAAATTTAAAAAAGAAGAAGATAAAAAATGGTACATAGATTTACCTGAGTGGACAGGTGCCAAAGAAGATTTAGAAATGGTAGCAGGTGCAGATAATGTGCTTGATTATTTATCAGATAACACAAATTCAGTAAGTGTATTAGCATCAGAAGAACCAATAGATGATTCAATTATTCTAACTAAGAGATGGAATATTTATGGTGGTGCTGATTATAAAGTTGCTAATTGTCCAGGTGTTGAAACAGCTTGGTTATGTAAAGTAACAAAGTTTGTGTATGATGGTAATTTACCTGAAAAACTATTTATAAAACGAGCATCATGAAAGAGGTAGTAGTAATGTTATTACTGATGGCTCTAGTGTGGTCACAGTATTTATTAAATCAAAAAAAGTAATTATGAAAAGTATAATTTATGCAATTGCAATTTTCTCACTATTAGTTATGGTGGGATCACTAGTAAGCATATTTATAAAACCAAGTATGGTTCATGTGTTTACGTTTATATTTTTGTTGTCTGCTGTTTTAGGAACATGCACAATGTTGGTACTTGATAAAAAATAATAATTTAAATTTAATTAAAATGATCGTAGAAATTAACTCCGAAAATTACAAAGAGATTACATCTCAAACTGAAAAACCTGTATTAATAGATTTTTATGCAGAATGGTGTGGACCATGTAAAATGTTACATTCAACAATGGAAAAACTTGCTGAAGAGTTTGGAGATAGTGTAATTATTGCAAAAGTAAATATTGAAGATAATATGGATATTAGTGTAGAACATGCTATTATGAGTATACCTGCAGTAGTTGTCTTTAATAAAGGACAAGTAGTAGGTAATAAAATAATTGGTGCAGCTTCTAAAGATACATATACCAATATATTAAAAGAACTAGTATGAGTTTAAGAACTTTAATAAAAAGAAAAGAAAATCTTCAAGATGAACTATATAATTTACACCTTGCGAAACCTGATTCTTCAACATATATGCAGAAGAGATCTGAAATTGAATATGATATTGCATGTATTGAAGAAGCAATTGAGTTGGAAAAAAAAATAAGACCATTTAAATTGGTAATAATTGGGTTTGTTTTGCTGACTTGTATTATAGTACTATCAGCTTATCTTATTAATAAATAATAAAATATGAAAAGAATAATTTTTAGTGTAATACTTATGATTACGGGAGTTAGTTACTCCCAAAACTTACCAAAGAATCTTTCTAGAGAAGAAAGAGAGTTTGTAAATAACGTAATTGAGATTACAAATGATACTATAGTAAATATAACCAAACGAAAAGATAATGTAATAGTATTAGAATTTTATAATACTATGTACACATTAAAAGATGGTTATGTTCATGAAGTATGGATTTTAGAGGACGAAGACTGGTTGTCTTTAGGAAAAGAATATTAATATTAAATTTATGATTATGAAATGGTTAAAAAGATTATTTGGAAAAAAAGAGAAAAAATTTATTTTCAATGAAAAAGGAAAGTATAAACTACTTATTATTGATGAAGATGCTGAATTAATGCATCAGAATCTAGGTATTAATGATGTAAGAGCAGAAGAACTATTAAAGTTATGTTTAGATTCATTTGAAAAAAATAAATGTCTACATACTGCAATGAAAGATGTTGTAGATAATTGTATTCATACAAATGAAATAGTATTTACTAGTTTTATGATGTCTAAAATTCTTAATACAAATGAGCAGAGAAATAGATTACATGATATGTTAAAAGACATGTTTGGTAATGGATAAGACATTAATAACCTCTGTCTTAGGATTTGATCTTAAGGCAGAGATAGTTGATCTTAACGGTGAAGCTATCAAGACAGGTTGTAAAGGATGCATTAATCCAGAGAAAAAATCTATTATTATGTCCAGAACACTTGATAAAAGATTCTTTACCCACTTTAATCAAGCTCTCTTAGATAAAATAAGAGATTTAAGAAACAATATCTAGTAGTATGAAGATAAGTGTTACATATGATGATACTGATGTAGCAAAAGCTCTCAGTAAGATCATCAAAGATCCAAATTCAGAAGAGTTTGTTAAGTTACTTACTCCTATGTTATGTGGTACTAGTTATGGTACCGATCATTTCTTCAAGCTTATGATTGGTAATAAGTTGCCGGATATTATATCTGTTGGTACATTATGCAAAATGGATGCATCAAATGTTGGATATGGTATAGATAAAGAACTTACTAGACAAAAGTTTGCAGATCAAGATGACAAAATTGTAGTGACTATAAAAGAGTTTAGAGGTTATCATGAATACAGCCCATATATTGTAGAATATACAGGAGTTGTAGGTACTGGAACCACTAAACTTGATACTGTTTACCTTAGAGAAGATCAACTAGAAATTATAGAAGAGTTTTAAGAAGTGTATTCTGTGAATATGCTTTTCCTGACCAAAATGACATGGGAGGTAGCAATATCTCCCTTTTCATTGTTTAGCTATATAATGCTAAATTTTATTGGTTTAAACTTTTAACTGTTGGGATAAATAGATTACATTTACTAGCATAATTTTATGCCGGTAATGCAATATCAGCTCCCAAATGGGAAAGTAGTCAATCTCTCAATAGAGGAATATCTTGATCTTACAGATGAAGATGTGCAGTACCTTATGTCTCTAGACTATGGAGAACATATCTTAGATCCATTTACAGGATCAGCAGTAGAGAAAAACAAACAAGAAAAATATTATGACTTTGATTATCTAATAGATGATGAAAGTGATGATGATGTGATATCAGATGATGACCCATTTGATGATATCATAGACTTAACGGGCCCACTGGATATATAATACCTGAATTGCAATAAGGTATTAACAACTTATCACTTAGCATGAGTAACTAATGATATAGTAAAAATCTACTCAAAACAATCAATTATTTATTTATTTATTTTTTAAAACTTAATGTTATGAACACAAGTAAAGTTAAAGTTGTAGCTGATGCTACTACAGGTGCAGTTATTAATTTATCAGCAAATCCTCTTTATGGATATGTAAAATTAGAGCAAAAGAGATCAATTGTAGATGACAATGGATTCTTGCGTGTAAAACCAGTTAGTACTTTATTACATAGTACTGTTGCTGAGCTTGAAGCTGCTGGTTTTTACAAAGGACAGGAGTTACCTGGTCAAATTGTGATCCAAGAACGTCTTACACCATTTAATGAGAAAGCACCACAAAAGGATCTTAAGATTGCCGGTTCAACAGGTATTGTATGTACCTTAGAAGGGCAACCTATTTACCGTAGAACTTTGTATACTGCAGTATCTAATGCAGCTGACACATTAATCAAACATGATAATGTTGATCAATTGCGTAATGCTTATGCAGCACAATCTGGAAAATCTAGTGCTATAGAAAATGCACGTCCAGCTGGAGACTTATCTATTGAAGGATAGTCTAAGCTATTAGTTAATATGAGAGAGTGTCATTAGTGATGCTCTCTCTTTTTTATTTATGATTAAAAATGTATAAAATGGAAAAGTTAAAACAGGAAATTAAAAATTATCAGTTAAATGCAGGTAAAACTTACATGCAGTATGAGACTGACAGATATTCACAGTATCAAAATTATTTGTACAAGAGAGCACTTTATGGTCTAAATGCTCTTTCTGAACAAGAACTGGCTACAATGTGTAGTAAAAAGAAACAGAGAATTGTTAATGTTTATAAGAGAGCTCAAGTAGTGATCAATAAACTTAAACAGGAGTTTACTATAAGATATACTAAT